TAATTGTTATTGTTATTTATTGAGTAAATATTACCCCCGCTATTACAACAGGGGTAAATTTACATTTATTTATTACTATACTGCAGTAAACAATACGAAATTGTTTGCTCCTTGTACACATAAACATCTTTCAGACAAGAAGTGTACCTCCATTGCATCAAGATCAGATGTATAAGCTCCACCAGCAGAACCTAATACCCAAGTTTTCATCTTACGGTCATCAGCTTGGTTAGCTCTATAACGTACGTGTAAGAATGGACGACGGATGTTAGTTCCTAGTTGTTGATCATATACTGTAGAAGTACCAGCTGGTATTAAGATACCATCAATATTACCACCACCTGATAATCCACCTCTAGTAGATGCATCATTTAGATATTTCCAGTCAGTTTTGTAGAAATCATAAGAACCTCTACGGAAACCTGTAAATCCTAAGTTAAGAGACATTTGCTCAGAGTTTTCAAATAAACCGTAAGCAACACCACCAGCAGTACCAGAAGATAAACCACCCAACATTCCGTCAATTTCCAATGAAGTTGCACGGTTAAGGAAAAGCATATTTTCTTCGATAGCTCCTTGAGTATCTAAGTTTTTCAAGATGTTGTCAAAAGTTCCAAGAGCATCAGCTACAACACTAGGGAAAGCAACTACTGTGTTACCTCTAGATTTAACTGCAGCGAAAAGACCTTCTGTTCCTTTTGAAGCTCCAGCTGCAATAGCCGCTGTAGTTCCTAATTCACCTTCAACAACTGCCATTTCTAAGTAATCTTCAAAACGCAATCTAGTTTCAGACTCTGCTTTAAGATACCAAAGGAATCCATTTGCACCAGCTTCTGTAGCTACTTCAACCCATCCAATCTGAGACATATCAGAACCATTAACAGAATATTTGTTACGGATGATAATAGGAGAGTTAGAATACTGAGTAAATGAAGGAGCGATGCTTAAATAAGAATCTCCAGTCAAAGTAGATCCTTTTGCATACTCAGAACCATATACGAATACTTTCAAGATAAAAGCACCTGTAGTTGAATATCCAAGTAATGTAGACAAAGAAGTTCCTAAGTAAGGAGCAACTGTTACAGTAGTCAATGTAGCTGTGCTAGAAATTCCTGTGATGATTGCTTTTACTTCTTTACCACTTGTTGGGTGTATGATTACAACTGTTTGATTTTTAGACAAAACGTTTGTAACGCTGTTTGCAGGTGTTGCATCAGCTCCAGTTTTGAATGTAAATGTGTTTGCAGTTGCAGTTAATGCACATGCATCATAAGCAATGTGTAATCTGTTTTGTTCAGACCAAATAACTTGATCAGATTGCATAGGCATTTCAGCTCCTACCATACGTAAGAATCCTGATAATGTTCTATTACCATATCTTTCTACTTCTTGTTCGTAGATTTCTGGTAAATATTGTTTTGCGAATGTTCCCCCTCCAGAACTTGCGTCAAACGTTAAATAGTTTGAATTAAGGGTTTGTTGTACTTGACTTGGTATAATTGAACCAAATACCGGTGATACTGCTGATGCGGCCATGTTTGTTTAATTTAATGTTAAAATTTTCTTTGTTGTATTCTTAATTTTGAAGTATCAACACCATTGACTGCTTTAACACGCATTCCTCCAACAAATAATTCTCCTGAACTAGCTTGTCTAGGTTCAGTTGAAATGTTATTAGATTTTGCAACAACCTCTTTTATGGCATCGGCTTTACCCTGCTCGTAAAAGTGTTTTGCAATCGTGTCAACATTATCAGCGGCGTACATGGCTTTGTGATACCCTTTCAAATCTACAACATCTCCTTTATCATTTAAGAACTTCTTAACTAGGTTAGTTATATTTGATTGTTTGTCTGCCACAACATCTTTATTAGCAACTCCATATCTAAAACTTTTATCTCCCAAGTTAAAATCAAAACCTTTGAAATCTTGGTTAAATAAGTTTTTAGTGTCGTCTTTAAATTTTGAATGTTGCAACTCCACCATTTGTTGCTCTTCATTATAGCGGTTAAAAAAGTCATTTGCTTTTTGTTGGTCTTGTGTAATACCAGGTCTCAACTTGATTTCCTCGTAATATTTACTTTTAAGTCCATCTAAAAAGGTTCTTGCTTTTGCAACCTCTTCTTTGAAAGCGAGTTTCTTTTTACGGATGTCTCGCTCTTCGTCCAACTCTTCATCATATTCAAAGTTGTCTTCCATAAGGAATTCAATCTCTTCATTATCTAAATGTGGACGTGTTTTTTTATAATATTCCTTTAATAAGGTTTCGTTATTTATATTTGAGTAATCCGCATTAAGCCTAACGTAATCATTAATGTCCCCACCTGTTTCTTCCATAAAAGAAATAAGTTTCTCTATGTTTTCAGGTAATGGTTTTCCAGAATACTCAGACGCTCTTATTGCATCATTTGCTTCTTTCGTTAGATTAGTTGTTTCTTGACGAATTTCTTCCTCGGTAATTTCATTTATTACAGTTACTTCTTCTTCTTGACTGGTAACGATTTTAGATTCTTCGTTTCCTTGGACCACTTCTTGCAATCCCACTTGGGATCCTTCGCTGCCCAACAGGCTTTCATTTGTGTTTTGCTCTTGAATGGCATCCGTTGTTTCTGTTTCGTTAGCAATAAATACTTTTGTTACTTCTGGTTCAGTTGCTGTAGCAGGTTCTGAGTCACTAATTGTAACCTTTGTAACCTGATCAACTTTGTTTAATTTTTTAGGAGTTTGTTTCTTTATTTTGAATTCCCCTTCTGTTTTAATTTCTTCTGACATGATATAATATTATAAGATTGATTGGTAAAATTTATTTTGGTTCGAACTGAGCTAAATCAAAACCGCTCATATTGTCAAAGCCAGCTGACTCAAAATCCTTTGGCATTGTTTTGTTTTGTCTTTGATCTATTAGTTCTGACTGCTGTGTCGCGGTGGTCTTTAGTCTGTTATCCTTGCGATCTTCAATAGTGTTAAGTTTTGATTGTTGCGCTTGGGCATTAATCTGAGCTAATTGCATTTGGTATCTAAACTCTTCAGCCATTAATAACTTTTTAAGTTCTGCCTCTTGTTGCATTTTTTGAATATCAAATTGCATTTTTGCTTGCATTTTTTGTATTTCAGTTTGCGCTAAAGCTTGATTCTTTTGTACTTCTGCTAAAGCTGCTGCTTCTGTTGTTTGAGAGTTTGCTTGCGCTTGTGCTTGTATATTTGCTTGTTGATTTGCTTGATCTCTTTCTTGTTTTTTTCTTCTCTTATATTTCAAAGATTGATTAGCAAGTTTAAGATTATTAATTTCTCTTAAATCAATAGCATCTTCAAGATCAATACCACCTGATTGTAAAGCGACTTGTATATTCTGTTCTAACTGAGCTTTTTCTTCTTCGTCTGGTTCTAATTCTAAGAATATACCAAAGTCATGAATATCTAAATTTTGTAATTCTTCCAATGTTCTAACATTCGATACTGATATACTCTGTACTAATGCGTTTGCTGTTAATGGAAACTTTAAAGAGTCCCCTATCCTTTTAGATATATTCTCACATATTCTTAAGGTTATATATAAACTAGCATCTAATACATGTCTTGTTGCTACATTTGAATTAGCAGCCGCCATTTTTTGTAAGCCTACTAATGAATTTGAATCCGGCATAGAACCATCTCTTGCTTCATTAAGACCTGTTACGTCACGTATCATTTGTAAATAATATTGATACGTATTTATTAACGATGAAATTTTAGCATTTCCAGACGATGTTTGCAATTCTTGAATTGGAACTTTACCTGGGTTACCAGATCCATCTTGCGTCATTGATCTACCAACAATACTACCAGTTTGAAAATACATATTTAATGCTTCTGCTGGATTGTAATTTGTACCATTTCCTAAATCAACTTCAGCTAAACCGTCAACATCGACGAATACTCCATCTGGAACCATTCTAGCAAGTACCTGTTGTAGTTTTAAATGCGTTAATTGGATCATATCCGCAAAAGAAGTAATTCTACTTACTATAGACTCAATTCTTCCTTTATAAAGACGTGGCGCGCAAATAGCATAATTCATATCTACCTTCGTAGTATCGGCCATCGGTCTTGTCATATTCTCAGCCAATTCCCATTTAAGCATTTTCTTATGCCCTAATATTTTTGCTCCTGAGTAAAGAACTTCAATGCTTCTTGATACCACATTAAAGTTATCGTTAACCGGAGGATTGAATCCGTCATATTTTACTAATGCTTTTTCTAATCCTTGTTCTGTTTGTTTTATTTTGAATACTTGGTTTGAATATGTTTTGTATTCAAAATATAAAACTTGTATTGTAGTTGTGTCGTAATTTTGATTTGTATAAGTACGACTATAATCATTTGTACCAGGAAACTTTTCAATTTCTTCTAATTCTTCATTAGTCAGATTTGGAAACTGTTTTTTTAATTCTTCTAAGCTAATAGACTTTACTTCTCCAACGTAATACATGTCAGAAAAATTTGGATCTTCTGTGTAAGAATAAACTAAATTTGATGGATCAACATAATCTATTGTAACTCCATTTGAACCATTCCAATTAGTTTTAGCAGCAGCGATACCTAATACGGTTAAATCGTAATTAAGTCTTTTAGCAATATTGTCAAATTTGTTTTTATTTAGAACATAATTAATAACCTCTTCTTCTGCAATTTCAACAGCTTGCTTATAATTTAATTGCAAATGTATTTCTAATTCTTCATTATCTTCAGGTAAAGACTCGGGGTTTGGTGTACTATATAAATTAGCTCCTAGCTTTTCTTGAATATCATTTAACAAATCCTTAGCATTCATATCTCTTAGTAATGCTGCGGTATAATTTGTTTTTTGTGCAATAGACTGTGGATCTTGTGCAAATGTTTTTATTTTAAATAATTTATTAGACATACCATTAACAACTATATCAACGAACTTTGGTATAATTGGTATTGGTTTCCAGTCTAAATTCAAATAAGATAAATCACCATTAATAGATAATTCATCTTTGTATTTTTGTATGCTTTGTTCACCTCTAGCATATAATCTAAGGTTGTGGAAAGTTTGCCAGTTGGTACTCCATCTGTCATTTCCAAGACTAGTTCTATTACCTCTAAACCACTCACCTTCTATTGCCATACCTACTGCATAACCATAGTCTAATGTTTGTTTTTCTTCGTCCGGTACCACCTGACTTGGGAAAGAGCTATTCGTGTTAGTATAAATCATCTATTATATTATTTGTGAACTATAACCTCGGTTATTATATTTTTTGAAATTTAATTCTACTTTTTCTTTTTTATATGTAGTCGATGGCGAATATAAATGTTTATTACACGCCATTATCGCAAATCCTGAACTTATGGTTGCATCATGCTTTGTTCTATTATTTATATTAAATCTAGACCAGTCATTCAACGTTTTCTGAAAATACATATCCCCATATCCATTCTCTTTATATCCAACATAATCTTCTATATAAGTTTCAATAGCGGACGCATGCGCCTGTATAATATCTTGACCTGCTGAAGGTATGCCGCCAATCTCTTTTTCTGTTGGTGATAAATTGTTCCAAGCTTTGTCAGGACGATTCATTGAGAACGGTCTGTAACCTCTTCTTTTTAAATAGTATAACAATCTAGCTTTGTTATTCTCTGCCAGTATTGGCATACCATAAAATACTAAAGCCATAAGAACCTCTTCAAAAAATATCTCAGAAGTTTGCGGTCTAGCAATATATTCTAAAAAGAAATGACTTGGTGGAACATCTTCCATTGAGAACTTAGTTAGTCCGTGAAGTGATCCATTCGATCCTCTTACATCAACTGTTCCTGATATATCGTAACTATCGCATCCAAATGCACCTAAATGTTCATTACCCGGATACTTAAGCCCATCCTTTATTATTACACGGTTTTGAAGATGTTTCGGCGGAACCCACGATATTAAGAATCTCCCCTCCTTACTTGGATAGAATACAACCTTTGAATCTTGTATGCCGTTCTCCCATTGGAAGCTGCCCTGTGTTATAACTTGTGAGTTTCGCAGATCATCATTGTAATCTATTTGCTCGTATATTTTTGTAAGATTAAACAAAGATTGTTTTGTTTCATCTCTAAATGCATGTTGTTCTGTTCTTGGAAACTGTCTGTAGTACTCGTTAAGTGCGTCAGAATCATTTTTTAAACCATCAACTTCATTCTGCCAATGCTCAATAACACCAT